GCAGCAGCGCGGGTGCTGCGCGTAGGTCTGCCCGCCGCTTGTAACCTGACGCCGGCGCGGTTGCCAACGGACGGATACCGGCGCTCTGCCGACTCATTGAGCCGTAAGCCGGGCTTTCTGAACCGGTTAAACCAAACCGAAGAATTATTTTCGAGACAGTTGCGGAGCGCTGCGGGTATTTGCGGGTTAATGCAGGTAAGTGACGGAAATCGTTGAAAAAGTGCTTGCAACACATCCGCGATTTTCTGGTAGACTTGCTGCCACACTCGGGAGAGTAACGACCGAGGCCACGGAGACCTCGACCCACGGCCTCGACCCCGCAGCCCCTGCAGGCTAAAGCCAACTACTGCCAACCCCTGCCAATTTCAGCCGCTACCAACCCGTGCGGGTGACTGCAGGTTGACGCGGGTTCCTGAGGGTCCATGAGGGCCGAGGGAAATGCGGGCCATTGCGGGTATTTGCGGGTCCTTCCGGGCTATTGAGTACTACGGGGGGCGACAGCGCGGCATAACGCTACTGTCTCCCGAAAAATCCGGGTTCGCATTCCCGAACTCCGGTTCGCATCACTAGCTGATCTTCCTGCATGAAACCCGCGCCCGTCGCGGGTTTCGCGCATCTGGCTCCCTGAAAATTGCTGACCCACTGCGCCCTGAACGGTGCGCGGCCGGTGCGCATTGCTATGCGCGGCGGCTCGTGGACCTGTGGCAGCGCGCCTTGCCCGCAGGAGATCGACGATGGTCTTGAAAACAGTGGCGGCACGGCGCGAGCCGTTGCCGGCGACGGCGGCTGAACTGACGCAGCCCAACCTCACCGCCCTAGCCGCCGAGATCAACCTGCTGCACGACGAGGCCGAGCGGCACGCCACGACGGCCGTCGTTTATGCGGCCCGCTGTGGCGATCGACTGTTGAAGGCCAAAGCTCAGGTGATCCACGGGCAGTGGCTCGACTGGCTGGCGGCGCATTGCGAGGTGGAGCGCAATCAGGCGGCCAAGTACATGCGACTGGCGCGCGAGATGCCGGAACTCCTCGATCCAAATGGGTGCCTGGGGATACATTTGCCGGGCATCAAGCACGCGATAGCGCTGCTGTCCGCGGACCATGAGGTGAAAGCCGAAGTGCAATCCCGCCTCGCATCCGGCGAGACCGTCTCGGTGCAGGAGATCGAACGACTGAAGCGCCAGCACTCGGCGCGCGAAGCCGAACTGCAGGGGACCCTGGATGGCAAACAAGCCATCATCGACTTGCTGGAAGGCAAGCTCGCCGAGAAGCCGAAGGAGACGGTGCGCGAGGTCGAGGTCACTCCGCCGAACTATGCCGACACCCAGCGCCGGGCGGAGCGGGCCGCACGACTCGAAACCGAACTCGATAGTGCCAAGGCGCAGCTGGCCCAACTCCAGACCGAGATCGCCCGCAATACCGAAGCGGCCATCCGGCAGGGCTTCCAGGAGCGCCAGGCCGAACTGGACAGCCTGGAGCAGCGGAAGGAGGCGCTGGAACGGATGGTCGCGGACCGTATGGACCGGTTCAGCCGCTTCAATGCCACCCTGGATGCCAATCAGGAGATTGCGGATGAATGTGCCAAGCTGGCCGTGGCGTTTGGCGGCTTCGCCGCGACCGTCAGTGCCCACGACATCCCCGGTCTTGAGCCCCGCACCCGCGCCCAGGCGGAGCGGGTACGACACCTGATCGACGGGGCGGCCCGCGCGCTGGACTTGCTCCTGTCCCTTCCCGATCTGCCGCAGGAAAGCGAGGTTCGGGAGACGGCATGAACGAATCGGCCCTGATCCTCGAACACTGGCCGATCGAGCGGCTGATCGCCTACGCACGCAATCCGCGCAAGAACGATCACGCCGTGGCGCAGATGGCGGCGGTGATCAGCGAGTTCGGCTTTCGCTTGCCCGTGGTCGCCAAGAGCACCGGCGAACTGGTGGACGGGCACCTGCGGTTGAAGGCCGCCCGGCAGCTGGGTCTGACCACGATTCCGGTGGTCCTGGCGGACACCCTGACCGACGCCCAGATCAAGGCGTTTCGCCTGTTGGCGAACCGCTCGGCGACGTGGGCGGAGTGGGACGAGGACCTGCTGCGGCTGGAACTCGAAGACCTGTCGGCGATGGACTTCGATCTGGCGCTGACCGGGTTCGACGAGAACGAGATCGAGCGGTGGCTCGCGACCACAGACGGCGAGAGCATAGAGTCGCTGACCGAGGACGAGCCTGATGATGACGTCCCGGACGCGCCTGTCGTCCCCGTTTCTCGCCCGGGCGATGTCTGGGCCCTCGGCGCGCACCGGCTGATCTGCGGCGACGCCGCCGATCCCGACACAGTCGCCGCCCTGATGTCGAACGACCGCGCCCGCCTGTGCTTCACCTCACCGCCGTACGGCAACCAACGGAACTACACCACCGACGGCATCGGCGACTGGGATGCGCTGATGCGCGGCGTGTTCGCGCAGCTGCCGCTGACTGCGGATGGCCAAGTGCTGGTCAACCTCGGGCTGATCCATCGGGACAACGAGTTCCAGCCGTACTGGAACGCCTGGCTGGACTGGATGCGCACCCAGGACTGGCGTCGTTTCGGCTGGTACGTCTGGGACCAGGGGCCGGGGATGCCGGGCGATTGGGCGGGACGCTTCGCACCGAGCTTCGAGTTCATCTTTCACTTCAACCAGCAGAGCCGCAAGCCCCACAAGCTGGTGCCGTGCAAACACGCCGGCCAGGAGATGCACCTGCGCGCCGATGGCTCGTCCAGTGCGATGCGCCAACCCGATGGCAGCATCAACGCTTGGACCCATGCCGGCCAGCCGACGCAGGATCATCGGATCCCGGACTCGGTCATCCGCATCATGCGCCACAAGGGCACCATCGGCCGCGATATCGACCATCCGGCGGTGTTTCCAGTGGGACTGCCGGCGTTCGTGATGCAAGCATATTCGGATCCCGGCGATGTGATCTATGAGCCGTTCGGCGGGTCGGGCAGCACACTGCTCGCCGCGGAGCGCACGGGACGCATCGCGCGCGCCATCGAGATCGCGCCGGAGTATGTCGACGTGGCGATCAAACGGTTTCAGCAGAACGTCCCCAAGGTCCCGGTGACGCTGATGGCAACGGGGCAGACGTTTGAGCAGATGGCGGCGGAGCGCGCCGAGGCGACGGCATGAATGCCCTGACCTTCGAACATTGGCCGCTTGAGCGGATCGTCGAGTACGCCCGCAATCCACGCAAGAACGATCATGCGGTCGACCAGATGGCCGCCGCGATCCAGGAATTTGGCTTTCGAATACCCTGCGTCGTCCAATCGGATGGGCGCTTGGTCGACGGCCATCTGCGCCTGAAAGCGGCGCGGAAGCTGGGGCTGGCCACGGTCCCGGTCGTGCTGGCGGACGACCTCACGCCGGCACAGATCAAGGCGTTCCGGCTCCTCGCGAACCGGTCCGCGACCTGGGCGGAATGGGATGAGGAGCTGCTGCGGCTTGAACTGGAAGAACTCCGGCTTGACGACTTCGACCTGTCGCTCACCGGCTTCGGCGCCGACGAGTTGCTGGACCTCCTGGCGCCAGAGGAAATGACCACCGACGGCCAGACCGACGACGATACCGCACCGCCGGTACCCGAAGAGCCGATATCGCAGCCGGGAGATTTGTGGCTCCTGGGGCCGCACCGCGTGCTATGCGGGGATGCGACCTGCGCGGCGGACTATCGGCGCTTGCTCAGCGACGAGCGGGTGGCCTTGATCTGGCAAGACCCACCTTACAATGTCGATTACGCCAACTCGGCCAAAGACAAGCTGCGCGGCAAGGAGCGGCCGATCCTGAATGACAACCTCGGCGCCGGGTTCGGGCAGTTTCTGGTCGACGCCCTGACACCGGCCTTGGCTCGCTGTGACGGCGCCGTCTACCTCGCCATGTCCTCGAGCGAACTCGACACCCTTCAATCCGCGTTCCGGGCCGCGGGCGGTCACTGGTCGACGTTCATCATCTGGGCCAAGCACACCTTCACGCTGGGCCGGGCCGATTACCAGCGGCAGTACGAGCCGATCCTGTACGGCTGGCCCGAAGGCGCCGAGCGCCACTGGTGCGGCGATCGCGATCAGGGCGACGTCTGGCAGATCAAGAAGCCGGCGCGGAACGACCTGCATCCCACCATGAAGCCGGTCGAATTGGTGGAACGCGCGTTGCGTAACTCCAGTCGGCCCGGTGACGTGGTGCTGGATGCCTTCGGCGGTTCGGGGACGACGCTGATCGCCGCCGAAAAAACGGGTCGGCGCGCGCGCCTGATGGAGCTGGATCCGAAATACGTCGATGTGATCCTTCGCCGCTGGCAGGAGTGGTCTGGTAAAGGCGCGGTGCGGGAACGGGATGGTGTCGCCTTTGACGACGTCACCCCGCTTGCCACGCCGCCGCGGTCCGGTGCCACCATGGCGCTCCGCGAAAAACACCAGGAGAGCGCCGCATGAACAAGTCCGAACTCATCGATACCGTAGCCGCCAAGACCGGGCATACGAAAAAGGATACCGAACAGACGCTGAACGCGTTGCTCGACGCGATTACCGAGGCCGTTGCTCAGGGCGAGACCGTGACCTTCGTCGGGTTCGGCACCTTCAAGGCCACCGAGCGGGAGGCCCGCGAGGGGCGTAACCCGGCGACGGGTGAAACGATTCGGATCGCGGCGTCGCGCACGCCGAAGTTCGTGCCGGGCAAAGCGTTCAAGGAGCAGGTGAACGGCGGCTGAGGGCACCTGTTGGGAAAGCGCGCCAGCAGGCGGTGGGGTACTGACTCAACCCGCCAGCGCCTCGTCCTCGATCGCGCAGTGCACCACGAAGCCAATGAGGTAGGGCAGGCCCACCGGGATGCCGTAGTCGCGGCTGGTCCGCCGGCCGATGGTCCAGCCCAGCCACTGCCGGGTGGCCGCCTCGATCGCGGCTGCCAGCGGCAGCCCCCGAAACAGCGCGTTGTGGACATCGTCCGCGAAGTGGCGGCCGTAGCGGCTGTCGAGAAACAGGCGCACCGACTCCAGCGGCTCGCCGGTGGCGGCGGCAATGGCGGTCATCGCGAGGGGCCAGGCCTCGTCGGCGTGGCCGTCCATGGCACCGAAGAATCCCCAGTCGGTGACCGTTGGCGTCGGAATGGGGTGGTTGGTGTTCATCTCAAGCTCCGGGTTGGTGTGATGCGACACGGGTTACCGGCAACTGGTGGTCGCTCGCCATCAGACACTGGTGAGGATTTCCAGCCAGTCGCGCACGAACGCTTCGCCCTGAACCCCGCGGGCGCGGACTTCCCGCACGCGCTTGAGCGTCAGATTCCAGCGTGTGGCGATACCGCGGATGGTTTTCTGATGGTGACGCATCAGGCGGCGGACTTCGGTGGCGCTGAGCTGGTACATGACGTGGGCTCCGTGGGGTTCTTCAGTGCGCGGATACGATCGCGCTGTTCGCTTGAGAAGCCAAGCTTTTCGCAGTAGGCCGCAGCACCGCGATCCCGGCGTGGACCAGCGTCAACACGGCGCTGGTGAACGTGACTTCGGCCTGCCAGGGCGCGGCCTGTGTGTCGGCGAGCAGTTCCTCAACGGCCTCCGGGATGGCCGCCCGCATCGCGGCACAGGTGGCCTCGAGGCGCTCGTCCGAGGCGGTCCCGACCTCGGGACACAGCCGCACCAGGGTGCGGAGGGCGGCCTGGCCAAGCGCGTGGCCCAGGCGATCGATCTGGTCGGTGTTCATGTCGGGTACTCCCGGCAGAGGGGCGCAGGCTTGGCCCGCGCCCCGGTGATTGAGACTCAGCGGACGTAGTAGACCCGCTCGCCGCCGGCGACCTTGTCAGAGGTGATGGTCAGCCCGAGCTTCTTCTTGAGCGCACCGGCCAGGCAGCCGCGGACGCTGTGCTTCATCCACCCGGTAGCCTCGACCAGCTGCTCCAGAGTCGCCCCTTGCGGGCGCTGCAGCAGCTGGATCACCGTCGCCTGCTTGGTGTGGTCGCGGGTCCGGCGCTGGCCATGAGTGTCGGAAGCAGACTCGTTGCTCGGCGCGGTTGGCGGTTCGTCGTCTGACGGCTGTGACGGTACGGGTAGCCCCAGGGCCGTAAACCCGGCAGGAGTGAGGATCAGATGTTCCTCATGGCGGTCAATCAGACCCTTGCTCTCGAGACTGGCGAGGACCTTGGTGCGGGCTCCGCCGCGGAGGCCTTCGGGAAACCATTCGAGCCGATGATCGGGATGCTCGGCCGCAGCGATCAGCAGGGACTTCTGGGTTTCGGTCAGATTGGCGTTCATGTGGGTACTCCCGGTTCGAGTGGTGATCGCGTCAATCGCGACGGCGACATGAACGCGCTGGATCGCCAGGAAGCCAAGCGCCAATTGCAGGAATGAACGCTCGCCGATGGGCCTTTCGATCCGCGCCTATGCCCGGCACCGTGGCGTGTCGGAAGCAGCCGTGCGCAAGGCGATCAAAACCGGACGGATCAGCCGCGAGACGGATGGCAGCGTCAATCCGGCCAAGGCCGACGCGGAGTGGCAACGCCACACCGATGCCAGCCAGCAGCGCGGTCAACCGAAGCCCGTCGCTCGCGAAGCCGTACATGCCGTGCGGGAGACCCTCGGTGAACCACCCCTGTCCTCGAGCCTCGGCTCCGGCGGCACCACCTTCCTGCAGGCCCGCACCGCCAACGAGGTCCTGAAGGCCCAGACCAACAAGGTCCGGCTGGCACGGCTCAAGGGCGATCTGGTCGACCGCTCGCAGGCCATCGCCCAGGTGTTCAAGCTGGCCCGGTCGGAACGCGATGCCTGGCTGAACTGGCCGGCGCGGATCGCGGCCCCGTTGGCGGCGAAGCTGGGCGTCGATGCGCACACGCTGCATGTCGCCCTGGACACGGCGGTGCGGGAGCACCTGTTGGAACTCGGTGAACTGCGACCGCGGGTCGATTGAGTGATGGAATCCGACTACGACGGCGCACTGGAGATCGAAGGCGCCTGGCGCGAAGGCCTGACCCCGGATCCGCTGTTGACCGTGTCCGAGTGGTCCGACCGGCACCGGATGCTGTCCAGCAAGGCCTCGGCCGAGCCGGGACGCTGGCGGACGAAGCGCACGCCGTATCTGCGGGAGATCATGGACTGCCTGTCACCGACCTCGCCGGTGGAACGGGTGGTGTTCATGGCCGGCGGGCAGCTGGGTAAAACCGAATGCGGCAACAATTGGCTGGGCTATGTGATCCATCACTCGCCCGGGCCGATGATGGCCGTCTCGCCCACGGTGGAGATGGCGAAGCGCAACTCCAAGCAACGGATCGATCCGTTGATCGAAGAGTCGCCAGTACTCCAGGAGTTGATCTCCCCGGCCCGCAGCCGCGACTCGGGCAACACCATCCTGGCGAAGGAGTTCCGCGGCGGCGTGCTGGTGATGACCGGCGCCAACTCGGCCGTGGGTCTGCGCTCGATGCCGGTGCGGTATCTGTTCCTGGACGAGGTGGACGGCTACCCGCTGGACGTCGATGGCGAAGGCGATGCCATCTCGCTGGCCGAAGCCCGCACACGCACCTTTGCGCGACGCAAGATCTTCATCGTCTCGACCCCGACCATCGCCGGGGCCTCAGCGATCGAACGGGAATATGAGGCCAGTGACCAGCGCCGCTTTTTCCTGCCGTGCCCGTACTGTTCAAAAAGACAGTATCTGCGTTTTGACCAGTTGCGCTGGCACAAGGGCCGACCGGAAACGGCCGCCTACCTCTGCGAAGCCTGCGACACGCCGATCCCGGAGCACCACAAGACCGCGATGCTGGAAGCCGGTGAGTGGCAGGCACTGGCGCCGGAGAACGGCAGTAAGACCGCCGGGTTCCATCTGTCCTCGCTGTACAGCCCGGTCGGCTGGCGCAGCTGGCGCGAGATTGCCGCGGCCTGGGAGTCTGCGGTCAGTCTCGAATCGGGCTCCGCGGCCGCGATCAAGACCTTCAAGAACACCGAACTGGGCGAGACCTGGGTCGAGGAAGGCGAAGCCCCGGACTGGCAGCGGCTGGTCGAGCGCCGTGAGGATTACCCGATCGGCACGATCCCGCTCGGCGGTCAGTTGCTGGTCGCCGGGGCGGACGTGCAGAAGGACCGCATCGAAGCGTCGGTGTGGGCCTTCGGCCGCGGCAAGGAGTCCTGGTTGATCGAACACCGGGTGTTCATGGGCGACACCGCGCGCGAGGCAGTCTGGCAACAACTCGCCGGGCTGCTGCACGAGACCTGGACCCACGCCTCGGGTGCGCTGTTGCCGTTGGTGCGTCTCGCGCTGGACACCGGCTTTGCCACGCAGGAAGCGTATGCCTTCGTCCGCAAGGTCAAGGACAGCCGGGTCATGGCGGTGAAGGGTGTGGCACGTGGGGTCGCGCTGATCGGCACGCCGACCGCGGTGGATGTGACCGTCAACGGGCGGAAACTACGCCGCGGGGTGAAGGTGTTTTCGGTGGCCGTGGGCCTGGCCAAGCTCGAGTTCTACAACAATCTTCGGAAAAGTGCTGAGGTGGCGGCGGACGGGACGACGCTGCTCTACCCGCCCGGCTACGTGCACCTACCCAAGATCGACGCCGAGTTCATCCAGCAACTGTGCGCCGAGCAGTTGATCACGCGCCGCAACCGCCAGGGCTTTCCGGTGCGGGAGTGGCAGAAGGTACGAGAAAGGAACGAAGGTTTGGATGCGGCGATTTACAGTCGAGCGGCCGCCGCCGCAGCCGGTCTCGACCGCTTCGAGGAACGTCACTGGCGCGAATTGGAGCGGCAATTGGGACTGCAGCAGGCTGCGGCGCCGCCACCGTTGTCCCTGACACCGATTGATCCGGATGAGGCCACCCACCGCGGTGGCCTCGCTGTTTCCGGCGCCGTGAAATCCGGTCGCCGGGTCATCAAGAGCCGCTGGCTGTCCTGACGAGAATCCGATGGCCTACACGAACGACCAGTTGGATACCCTACGGAAAGCCCTGGCTACGGGCGAACGCCGGGTGACCTTTGCCGACAAGACCGTGGAGTACCGCTCGGTGGAGGAACTGCGCGCCGCGATTCGCGAGGTAGAAGCCGCCCTGGCGAAGCAGAACGCGACGCCCGTGGTCCGGCAGATCCGCGTCACGACGTCGAAAGGGTTCTGAGCACGATGGGTTGGTTTCGTTCCTTGCGTCGGGCATTGCTGGGCGCGACGCCCCTCTATGACGGTACCGGCTTCGGTCGGCGCACCCTGGCGTGGCAGGCGGCGAATCCCGGCGCGGTGGCTGCGCTGCTGACGACTCAGACCGAACTCCGCGCCAAGAGCCGCGACCTGGTGCGGCGCAACACCTGGGCGCATGCCGCGCTGGAATCCTATGTCGCCAATGCCATCGGCACCGGCATCAAGCCGCAGTCGCTGGTCGCGGACGCCGCCCTCCGAGAAAGCATCCAGGCGCTGTGGAGCGATTGGACCGACACCGCCGATGCGGCGGGGCTGACGGATTTCTACGGGCTCCAGGCGCTGGCCTGCCGCGCCATGCTGGAAGGCGGTGAGGCCTTGGTGCGGCTGCGCTACCGCCGGCCCGAGGATGGTCTGCCGGTCGCGCTGCAACTCCAGGTACTGGAGCCGGAACACCTGCCGGTGACGCTGAACACCCAGGCCGAGAACGGCAATGTGATCCGCGCCGGCATTGAGTTCGATGGCCTCGGTCGCCGGGTGGCGTATCACCTCTACCGCTCGCATCCCGAGGACGGCGTGTTCGCGCCGATGTCCGGTGCCGGTGGGCTGCAAACGGTGCGGGTCAAGGCGGACGAAATCCTGCATCTGTTCCGGCCGCTCCGGCCCGGGCAGATCCGCGGTGAGCCCTGGCTGGCGCGCGCGCTGGTCAAGTTGCAGGAGCTGGATCAGTACGACGACGCCGAGCTCGTTCGGAAGAAAACCGCGGCGATGTTCGCCGGGTTCATCACGCGCTTGGGGCCCGAAGACAATCTGATGGGCGAAGGCGCCGCCGATCCGAACGGCGTGGCGCTCGCCGGACTCGAACCCGGCACCCTGCAGATCCTGGAGCCGGGTGAAGACGTGCGGTTCTCGCAGCCGGCCGATGTCGGCGGCTCGTACTCAGACTTCCTGCGGATGCAGTTCCGCGCCGTGGCCGCGGCCATGGGCGTGACCTACGAACAACTCGCCGGCGATCTGACCCAGGTCAACTACTCCTCGATTCGCGCGGGACTGCTGGAGTTCCGGCGCCGGGTGGAAGCGCTGCAGCACGGCGTCATTGTCCACCAGTTGTGTCGGCCGATCTGGCAGGCGTGGATGGAGCAGGCGGTGTTGGAAGGCGCGCTGCAGATGCCGGGCTTTGCCCGCGGTGGGGCGGCCAAGCGTCGCGCTTATTTGGCCTGCAAGTGGATCCCGCAGGGCTGGCAGTGGGTCGATCCCGAGAAGGAGTTCAAGGCGCTGCAACTCGCCATCCGCTCCGGGTTGATGAGCCGGTCGGAAGCCATCTCGTCCTTTGGATATGACGCCGAGGACGTGGACCGGGAGATCGCGGCCGATAACGCACGGGCGGATGCGCTCGGGCTGACCCTTGATTCCGATCCGCGCAAGGTCGCCAAGGCCGGGGCGGCGCAGCCTGGCGCGATCTCGGAGGCTGAAAACGGCGCGCCGCCCGCTTAGCGCATCGTCTCCCGGCTATACCGTACGGACAGGAAGATCTCGCGCAAAAACACCAACAGGCAAGCGACCAGCGCCAGCATCGCCAGGATGAACAGCGCTCCCAGGGTTTTCGACAGATCCACGGAGACGAAGGCGCCGATGAAAGCGCACGCGATCAATAGGCACACCGACAGGGCGGAGAGTGCGGCGAGCACGATGGCGGCCTGCGTCCAGCCCATGCGGCTCGACAGCAGACACAGCTCCCGGTGCAGCGGTGCGTCGTGTTCCTTGTCACCGCTCAGGTGCTGCTCCAGCCAGCGGCTGCGATCGACCACCCGGCCGAGGCGCTGCGTCAGGACCGAAATGAACGTGCCGATGGCCGTGAGCAGGAACACCGGCGCCACGGCGAGCCGGATGACATTCGTGATGTCGGTGATAAGCGGTTCGGGTTGCATCGAGAAATACCGCGAGGGCTCGACGGCTAGCGCCGGATGAACCACAACAGCAGCGAAATCGCCAGGGACAGCCCGATGCCGGTCGTGATCGGGAAATAGAACACCAACCCGCCCCGGCCGAAACGCAGGTCACCCGGCAACCGGCCAAAGGGAAACTGCGTCAGCCAGGACCACAGCAGACCGACGACGATCAGCACGACACCGGCGATCACTAGGGTGCGGTTCATGGTCGTGCGCCTGCCTCGCTCAGAGTGGGCGGGTGCAGCAGGCACCGGTCGCAGTCCGTGTGCCGTCGCAAACCGAACTTCTGCATTGCTCCCGCCCTCAGTGGATGAAACGTCTGCCCATGATGCTACCCCACCTGGCCACGCGGCTCTACAACACGCCGCTCTTGATCCAGCGCGCCAAGCTGGATGCGATCCTGTCGGTCTTGGGCGATCGGGTGGGTTGGCCGGCGGCTCAGGCGCCAGTCCAAATCCCCCCGCCGCGGGTCCAGGCCGAAACCGGTCCGGGCCTCGCCGTGATCCCGGTGTACGGCTCATTGGTGCGCCGCAGTCTCGCGATCGACCCGGCCTCGGGCCTGACCAGCTACGCCGACATCGGCCGCCAATTGGATCAAGCCCTCGTCGATCCGTCCGTGAGAGGCGTCGTGCTCGATGTCGACTCGCCCGGCGGCGAAGTCGGCGGTGCGTTTGAACTCGGCGAGCGGATCTGGGCGGTGAGCGGGGTGAAACCGGTCTGGGCGGTCGCGGCCGACTCGGCGTTCTCCGCGGCGTATGCCATCGCCTGTGGCGCCTCGCGTTTGCTCGTCAGCCGCACCGGCGGCGTCGGTTCCATCGGCGTCATTGCCCTGCACGTTGACCAGTCGCTCCGGGATGCGCAGGACGGCTACCGCTTCACGGCCATCCACGCCGGTGAACGCAAGAACGACTTTTCCCCGCACGCCCCCTTGAGTGATGCCGCGGCCGCCCGGCTGCAGACCGAGGTCGATCGGCTGTACGGCCTGTTCGTGACCCATGTGGCTGGGATGCGGGGCTTGAGCGAGGACGCGGTGCGCGGCACGGAAGCAGGGCTGTTCTTCGGTCCGGAGGCGGTCGAATCCGGACTGGCCGACGCCGAAGGTAATCTCGACACCGCGCTGCTGGAACTGAGCGATTGGCTGGCGCCGCCGCGCCTTTCCCGCCCACCCGAACCCCGACTGATTGCTTCTTCCCTTGTCCTGGAGACGCTGACGATGAATGCCCCTGAATTGCCCGATACCGCAGAACACGAAACCCCACCCGGCCCGGACGACCCGGATGCCGAAACTCGTGATGAGGCGCCGCAGACCCCTGAGGCGCCGGAGCCGGCGCCTGCCGAAACTCCTGCGGCGAGCGCATCCGCCGTCCTGAATCCGGTGGACGCCCGCGCCGAAGCGCTGGCCATCGCCGAACTTTGCCAACTGGCGGGTCAGTCCGATCGCATCCTCGGCTTCCTCGCCGAAGGCGCGACGCCGGAGCAGGTGCGCCGCTCGCTGTTGCTCAGCCGGGCTGACAGTCCCGAGATCGCCTCGCGCCTGCATCCCGATGCTGCCGCCCAGGCCGTTTCGCCGGAACACGGCCCGTTGATGCGCGCGGTCCGCCGCATGATCGGCCAGTAACCCATCCAACCCATCACGCATTCTCGGAGACCTGTCCATGCCCGCCATTCGTGAACCCCTGAACCTCGGCGATCTCCTCAAATACGAAGAGGAGACGCTCCGTTATTCCCGCGACCAGGTCACCGTCGCCTTGGGCGAAGTCCTCGAACTCGGGGCCGTGGTCGGCCGCGTGACCGCCACCGCGGAGATCAAGCGCTTCGACCCGGATGCCACCGATGGCTCGGAAGTCCCAGCCGGCATCCTGCTCGACCCGGTCGATGCCACCAGCGTTGCGTTTCCGGACGCGATCCTGTTGACCCGCCACGCCATCGTCGCCTCCAGTGCGGTCGTCTGGCCGGAAGGGATTACGGCCCCGCAGCAAGCGGCGGCGATCGCCACTCTGGAAGCGCGCGGCATCCTGATCCGCCAGTCGGCCTGAGCGCTGGTCTCTCTTCTCTTTCGGAGCTTCGCATGAACAACCCGTTCCATAATCCCGCGTTCTCGATGGCGGCGCTGTCCGCGGCCATCAACATCATTCCGAACCGCTACGGCCGGATGGAGGCGCTGAACCTGTTTCCACCCCGACCGGTCCGGACCCGCCAGATCATTGTCGAGGAGCAGGCCGGTGTCTTGAACCTGCTCCCGGCCTTGCCGCCGGGCTCGCCCGGCACCGTCGGTACCCGCGGCAAGCGCACCGTGCGCTCGTTTGTCATCCCGCACATTCCGCACGATGACGTGGTGTTGCCGGAGGAAGTCCAGGGCATCCGCGCCTTCGGTTCCGAGACCGAGATGGAGTCCATTGCGGGCGTCATGGCGCGGCATCTGGAGACCATGCGCAACAAGCATGCGATCACGCTGGAGCATCTGCGGATGGGTGCCCTGAAAGGCGTGATCCTGGATGCGGATGGCTCGGTGATCTACGACCTGTTCGATGAGTTCGACATCACCCCGGCCGTGATCTCGTTCGATCTCGCCAATGCCAACAGCAACGTCAAGAAGAAGTGCGCCGATGTGCTGCGGCATCTGGAGGATCACCTCAAGGGCGAGTTCATGACCGCGGCGCATGTGCTGTGCTCGCCGGAGTTCTACGACGCGCTGACCGATCATCCGAAGGTCAAGGACGCGTTCACCTACTGGCAGCAGGGCGCAGTGCTGATCAACGACATGCGCGCCGGGTTCACCTACGGCGGGCTGACCTTCGAGGAATACCGCGGTCAGGCCACGGACGTGAACGGTGTCACGCGCCGCTTCATCGCGGCCGGGGAAGCGCATGTGTTTCCTCTGGGTACGGTGGACGCCTTCAGCACCTACTTCGCCCCGGCGGACTTCAACGAGACCGCCAATACCCTGGGTCAGGTGCTGTACGCCAAACAGGAACCGCGCAAGTTCGAACGCGGCACCGATCTGCATACCCAGTCCAACCCGCTGCCGATGTGTCATCGGCCCGGTGTGTTGGTGAAGCTGACGGCGGCGTGATGCTCAGCCGATTGTACGACGCTGCAGCGCGGGCGGGCCTGCTGAGCCTGGCGACCTGGCTGCCAGAAGACGGTGCCGATCCGGAAACCGCTTGGGTCGAGTTCCGGGCGCCGGACGAGACGGTGCTCGATGGTCTGGGACTCTCGACCGACTACGCGATCCGCTATCCAACCAGCATCTTCGTGGACTTGGTCTCCGGCCATACCGTCACCATCGAAGGCCAGGCCTACCGGATCAGAGAGACCCGAGTGGTGGGCGACGGTTCGGAAAAGCGGGCGAAGCTGACCCGGCTGTAAGCGACCAGAAATGAGTCAGCGGGGTGAAACGGCGCCCTGACCGCAGGTTGGGGTCGCCCTCCCGAGGTTGTCCACAGCCTTGTCCCCGGAAATTGTGGACAAGCCTTTCGCAGAGAATCTCTCTTGAACCCCTCCGTCCGCGAACGACTGCTGGAGGCCCTGATGGCCGCGCTGACCCCGGTCGCCGCGGCCAAAGGTGCAACTTTCCTGCGTTCGCCCACACTGGCCCTGCCGCGCGAGCAGTCGCCGGCCTTGCTGCTGTTCCCGGAAGGCGACGCGATCACGGAACGGGCCAACGACCGCGTGACCCGGGAACTGACGGTGCGCCTGACCGCGCTCGCCCGCGGCGAGGACGGCGCAGTAGTCGCGGACCGGCTGCTGGTCGCTGCTCACTGTGCGCTGTTCGCCGATGTGAACCTCGGTGGGTTGGCGCTTGGCCTCAAGGAACTCGATACCGAGTGGGAGCTGGAGGACGCCGATGCGACCGCCTGCGCCATTCCGGCCCGGTACCGGATCACTTACCGGACACTGCAATCCGATCTTTCCCTGCCTGGATAGGCCCATGACCCGATTAATTCTGAACCACCCGCATACCCACGCGGGTCGCCTCTACGCGTCCGGCGATGCGCTGGAAGTGGATCTGACCACGGCCGCCTGGCTGATCGGCCAGGGCGTGGCCAGCCCCGAGCCCGAACTGGCCAGTATCGAAAGCGTCGTTGAACCCGAACCCAAAGCCAAATCCCGCTCGAACTCTTACCCACGACAGGAGCCCCAAGCATGAGCACCTACGCCTCTTTTCAAGGCCGCGTCTTCCTCGGCAAGCGCGACGACGCCGGCCTCCCGATCGAAGTCCGGTCACCCGGTAACGTGGCCGAGTTGAAGCTCGCCCTCAAGACCGAGGTTCTGGAGCACTACGAGAGTCAGACCGGCCAGCGTTCGCTCGATCATCGCATGGTCAAGCAGAAATCGGCCTCGGTGACCTTGACCATCGAGGAGTTCACCAAAGAGAACCTGGCCCTGGCGCTGTACGGCAATCATGTCACCGGCACGACGGGTACGGTCAACGACGAGCCGATCGGCGGCGCAACGCCGGTCGTGGGTGATCGGTATTTCCTGGCGCATCCCAAAGTCTCGTCGCTGGTGGTCGTGGATTCGGCCGGGACGCCCACGACGTTGACGTTGGGCACGCATTACACCGCGGACACCGATTTCGGTGCCGTCCAGTTTCTGGACCTCACCGGTCACACGCCGCCGTTCAAGGCCAGCTACGCCTTCGGGGTCGCGACCGAGATCGGGATCTTCACCCAGCCGTTGCCGGAGCGGTATCTGCGACTGGAAGGGATCAACACCGCGGCCAGTAATGCCAAGGTGCTGGTCGAGTTGTACCGCGTGGCGTTCGATCCGCTGAAGGAGATCTCGTTCATCTCGGACGACTACAACAAGTTCGAGCTGGAGGGTTCGCTGTTGGCGGATCCGACCAAGCCGCAGGATGCGGTGCTGGGTCAGTACGGAAAGATCGTCCACATCTAAAGTCCTGGCCAGGTTACCCCGCGGGAGGGAGATAAAGTGATGGATGTGAAGGATCTGGAGGTGTTGGTGCCGCCGGTTGTCGAGCTCACGATCGGCGGGGAGACGCTGACGCTGCAGCCGCTGAAGGTCGGCCAACTCCCCGCGTTCCTGCGCGCTGTGGGACCGATCCTATCGAAGCTGTCGGCACCGGAGCTTGACTGGCTGGCGTTGCTCGGGATGCGCGGCGATGATCTGCTCACCGCGTTGGCGATCGCAACCGGGAAGCCGCGGGCCTGGGTCGATGAGCTGGCGGCCGACGAGGCGATCCTGCTGGCCGCCAAGGTGCTGGAGGTCAACGCCGATTTTTTTACCCGGACGGTGCTGCCGAAGCTCGACGGGCTGTTCCCCAAGGGTCTGGTCCCGGGGCAGCCAGTGCCGGAGCCGGCTGGGTCGACACCGTCCAGCGGCTGATCAGTCACGGGCATCGCCTGACGGACGTCTTGGGTTACACGCTGCCGCAGGTGCGGGGGTTTCTGGCGGCAGTGGAGCGGCGGGAGGCCAAAGGCGACGCGCGGCTGCTGTCGCTGATCGCCGTCGCTACCCGCAGTGAGCCGAAGCACCTCGAGCGGATGTTCGATCGGCTGGCAAAGGTTTCCGAGAAGCCATGAAAATCTCTGTCCGCATCGACAGCGCGGCGGCACAGGCGCAACTGCGACGTTGGGGCGGTGAGTATCGGGCAAAAGTAAGGACCGCGGTGCAGCGCGCGATGGCCACCGAGGCTGCGGAGATCCGCGAGGAAGTCCGTCGGCATGTCGGTGGGCGTATGGCCGTGGTGCGGAAGTCCTTCCTGAAAAGCTTCTCGGCGCGGGTCTGGGCAAGAGACCCGAACCGGTTGCCGGCGTTGCATGTCGGCTCGCGCATTCCCTGGTCGGGCGTCCATGAGTCCGGCGGCACGATCACCGGCCGGATGCTGATTCCGCTCCACGGGCGGGTCGGGCGCAAGCGCTTCAAAGCCCAGATCGCCGAACTGGTGCGCGGCGGCAACGCCTACTTCGTCAAGAACGCCAAGGGCCATGTGGTCCTGATGGCGGAGAACATCCGGGAGCACGATCGGCCACTGGCCGGGTTCAAGCGCCGCTACCGGAAGGCCGAGGGTATTGCCCGGCTGAAGCGCGGAGCCGACATCCCGATCGCCGTGCTGGTCCCGAAGGTGGTGCTCAAGAAGCGGCTCGATGTGGCTCGGCTGGTGGTGGGGCGGGTGCCAAGGTTGGTGGGGGTGATCGAGAACAGGCTCCGATTCGTGGCGTGATCAATCGTTCTGCCGCTCCTGGGTAGCAGAAAGGAACTTGGCGCCGCAAAGCTATCGAACGCTCGACCGATTCATTCCCGACTAGGTGTCGTCTCGTTCGAAATTTGCTCGGCTAAGGCGGATATCTTCTGCACTAGGGTTTGGTCGTGAAAGCGGAACCGTTGAGATGCTTCAAGCAGCAGATTCAGCGATTGTTGGTCGCGTACCTGTGACAGCCAAGTGAGCGCCTGGTCGGTCTGCGCAGCACCCGTAACCTCCGCTGCCCATTGTAAGAGAACCGTAGTCGCTTGCGGGGCGCCCATTGCCGCCAACGTGTCACCAGCGGTACGGGTAATCTTATAGCGTAGTTCAGAGTCGTGCTGTATTCGATTCTGCAAGGGGGGAACGGCTTCCGGATTGCGCACTGCAAGTAGCGCGATCTCGACCTGCTGGACGGCTTCCGGCTGTTCGTCCGCTTGAGCCTCGACGAACTGCAGCAACCTGTCCACGCCTTCTGCCGTTCCCACAGAGCTGAACGCGCGGGCCACAGCAATCAGCACGTCAGAATCGGCCGAGGTCGCAGTATCAAAATAGCTTTCCAAGGGCGACAGGAGCGCTTGGGGTGAGATTGCCTCCTCGCGATATTGACCAATGGTACCGATCGCTTGGAGTACAGCATTACGATTCCTTGTGCCTGATCCGGCTGAAGCATTCAGGATATCAAGCAAGGTAGCCACTGAGGCGGGTGTCGCGATCTCGCCGAGTATTCCGATGAGATAAGCTTGTATTTTCTCTGGAACGTTCGCAAGTGCGGAGCGGATCGCCTGTACTGCAGTGTCATCTTGCTGCCGACCGCGGGAGATCAATGCGTTCTTGGCGACGTTGAGCATCACATCGTCGCCCAAGTCAATTGCTTGTACGAGAGCTTTGGTGATTTCGTCCGAGGACAACGGAGCCAGGCGTTCGGACACTTGGCTAATCTCAGTTTCCAGTCGCTTTGACTGTTGTCCCGTGGTAGACGTACCGTCCCCGGGCGCCGAACCCTCGTCCACGGAACCGGATAATTGACCTCCGTTGGCAGTCCGCTGGGCTACCGGGGCCACAACGCCGAGGGGCGCAGGCATAGGGGGTTTGGCGTTGGGCACTGGGCTTTTCTGCTCGCCTTGCGCTGTCCGTCCGCCACCGTCCAACAAAGGCGCGGTAGTGTGGTCTGTCTCGCGCAACCGTACAACATAGGCAATAATCGGCAGCATGAGTAACAGGATTATCAAGGGGCGATACATCATCGAAACCAACTACGCATCTTACTTAACATAGCGCCAATAGGTCCGACTTGTGCTGTTTCGCCGTTTATTTTAAAGTAATCAGTATGGGGAATTCTGCGGAGATTTGCCGCATAAAGCGGTTTCTTCCCTCGGGCAAATCCCGGGAGAATGGTCAAACGCTGGGAGACGTAAGGCACGATACCGTCGCCATAGCAGGCCCAGTTGTTTATAGTGGTGTCTTGGTCAGTGCATTGCCAAGTCCCGTTGTCGTTATGCCCGAGCAGGGTCCTCTGACTGTCATATCCAATATTCGCCAGTACGAAGCGACGCATCCGCTTGTAATCGGTCGGCCCGAAATTATCGATTAGCGGGGTCACAAGATGTCCATCTCCATCCAACATATTGACGTAGACGGCATCCGTTCCAAACGCCTTTTCTCCGAGGCGCAAGCCGATGGAAGCGATCTGACCGAACACAGAGACCCAATCATCTAGCCGAGAAGCGCCATCGTTTAATTTCCAAATTGCTGCAGAGGTAGCTGTCCGTATCGGTACCCCGTTGACGTCATGAGCCGTTGCCAAGTAACCGACCGATGGGCTGAAGATGAAGCGCAGAATGCCCCCTACGGCGTCGTCAGGAGCGTAGCCGTTGGCCTCCATCAAGCGTTTAATCCGTCCGAAAGGACTGCCTTGATGCGGCGTTCCGATGGTCAACAGACCCAATTGGAACGCCGGTTGCTGATCGATCTCCTGCAAGTAGGCCCGCGCTGCCAGTCCGCCGCGACTGTGCCCGACGAGTACGATGGCATCCGGGTGAACGGTTTCATTGACTTTGTTCACGGCCCAGTTGACTTCCGTACCCAGCCATTCGAAGGTCGATCCATCGCCATTGTCCCAGATGTCATCGCCCACCGAGGAATCGGCAAACAGGTAGCGATAACAGGTGGCGGTGGGGATGCTCGGCTGCCAGCCGAAAGCCGGGCATTTATTGCCAAAACGGCTTCTGACCAGGTCATTCCATGTGGTTGGATCGGAATTAAGGCCATGCAACAGAAGATAGACCACCTTTAGATCGTCATGGATAAAGACGTCCGCAAGACCGTTGGTGTCTCCCTCTACCAAGTCATCGGCGTCGGAGGAAAAGGCCACTAATTTCCCATTGGCGCTGACACCCACGGGGTCTTGGGTGATCCCATATGAGCCCGTGTGCGAGGCGCACGATACGCAGGTCGTTTCCCCGGTTTCCCGATCGTGGACGAAATAATCCGCCCGCGCGTTGGTGTCGCCGGACACCAGAGTCGATGCCTCGGATAAAAACGCGACGATCCGGCCGTCGGCGCTGATGGAAGGCCAAGAGCTTTGGTTATTGCCTTGGACGCGTCTGGATGAAACGGACACCCGCGTCGTCTTCCCGGTTTGCCGGTCGTGGACAAAGACGTCATTTTGTCCGTTCGTATCCCCAGCGACTAGATTGGACGCGAAGGAGTCAAAGGCTACATAGCGCCCATCGGCGCTGAGAGAAGGCAGCTCGCTTCCCGAATTAGCCTCGGTCCCGGTCGAGGCGACCGATACCCGAGTGGTCTGACCACTCTCCCGGTCATGGACAAAGACATCAGCTTCGCGATTGCTGTCAGCAGGTACGAGGTTTGCCGCGCCGGAAGAAAAAGCGACAAAGCGTCCATCAGCGCTAATGCTTGAGTTGCCGCTATGTACGTTTTCCTTTATGCCGTCGGAAGCGATAGACACAAGTCGAGTCTCATGGGTAACTAAATCGTGCACGAAGACGTCCAGAGAAAAATCAGTATCTTCTGCAGCCAGATTGGAGGCCATTGAATCAAAGACCACGTAACGCCCGTCAGCGCTGAGTCTGGGTGGTGTCCCGTAGTTGCTGCTGCCCGCATTCCCTTGCGTCCCATCGGACGCCACGGAGACCCGCGTAGTGGTATGTTTCACGCGGTCATGCACGAAGGCATCGGGTGCATTGTTGGTATCGCTCGACACGAGATTGGATGCTTCGGAGGTAAATCCCACGTAACGCCCATCGCCGCTGATCGAAGCATAAGCACTACCCGCGTTGCCCTGTCTGCCGTTGGAGGCCAACGACACTCGGGTGGTTTGCCCCGTTTGCCGATCGTGGACAAATACATCGGAGTTGCCATTCGTATCTCCCGGTACCAAGTTAGGTGCCGTAGACCAAAAGGCGACGAAGCGACCGTCGGGGCTGAGGGCGGGATACCGACTCCAACCATTGCCTTGTACACCGTCAGAGCCCACCGAGGCGCGGGTGGTGTCACCCGAAGCCCAAGCGGGGAAGATCGCCGCAAGCAGCGCGGCGATTAGATAACATGAGTACCAAAGAGGTCTCCGTGGGGAAGAGGTCGCGTACATGACCGAACCTCCGGATTGTGGATGACAACACGTCCTTCGATGCGTGAAAGGCCATACGTGTTGTATGGCTTTTAAGCGTCACTCTGTTCCTACACCGACCATGTGTCAAGCGATTACGCGCGAGTGATGGCTAGACCGTGGCAGGCGTCATGAGAGGTGTAGGTTGAGGAGCGAGTTTGCCTCAGTACAGCTGAATGGCTCGGCCCCTGCGGAGTCGACGCGAACCATGCGGTTGTCAGGATTGTTCTGCGAATCAATCAATTAGTAGCTGCCTTTGTATTGGTTCGGCCGTGTCAGCCGGCGGCTATAACCCAAACGCCTTCTGGTTGACCACGGTCCACGTTGCCACGGTCGCAGAGACATTCCATTTGGGACACTTGGGCAGTCGATTCCAACAGATCACTGTGCATGTCGGGCTTGATTTCGGATGGCTGACACACGAATCCTTGGATTCCCAACGTTCTCACCATGCCCCCCAACCGCATCAGCATACTCGTCGTCCTGGAGGGCTCGGACGAGGGGCTGAAACGCGCCCTGAATTCGGCCGAGCGCAGCCTCGGTGAACTCGCCGTCTCGGCCAAGACCGCCGGGGAGAAGGCGACCGCCGGTGTGGCCGAGGTCAAGGCCGGGATGGCGGCCTTCGGCGACCAGGTCAACCGGGCCAAGGGCCAGTTGCTCGCCTTCCTGACGATCAGCTGGGCCGCCGGTAAGGCACAGGAGATCGTGCAGATCGCCGACGCCTGGAACCAGATGGCGGCGCGGCTGAAGCTGGCCACCGCGGGCCAACGCGAGTACGCGATCGCGCAGAAGGAACTGTTCGCCATCGCGCAGCGCATCGGCGTCCCGCTGCAGGAGACCGCGACCCTCTACGGCAAGCTGCAGAAGGCCGTCCGCGGCTTGGGCCTGGAGCAGCAGGACGCGCTGGCGCTGACCGAGAGCATTTCGCAAGCATTGCGGATCTCCGGCGCTTCGACCGCTGAAGCCCAGGCCGCGCTGCTGCAGTTCGGCCAGGCCCTGGCCGCTGGCGTGCTGCGCGGCGAAGAGTTCAACTCGGTCGTCGAGAACAGCCCGCGCTTGGCGCAAGCGTTGGCCGACGGACTGAACATCCCGATCGGGCGGCTGCGCAAGCTCGCCGAGGAAGGCCGCCTGACCGCCGAGGTGGTGGTCCAGGCCCTGATGAGCCAGAAGGACACGCTAGCCGCCGAGTATGCGCAGTTGCCGCAGACGGTGAGCCAAGCGCTGCAGCGGCTCGGCAACGCCTTCGGCCAGTGGTTGAATCAGGTTGACACCGCCACCGGCTTCACGCGCACCCTCGCTCAAGCGCTGACGCTGCTCTCGGCGAATCTCGATGCGGTGATGGCCTGGCTCAAGCGCCTGGCCGAAGTCGGGCTGGCGGTGCTGATCTATCGCCTGATCCCGGCCCTGATCACTGCCTGGGAAACGGTCGGCGTCGCTGCCGTTACCGCGGCGCAGGCCTCTGCCGCGGCGTGGCTCACGGTTAACCAGTCGCTCTCCGCCGCCATCGCTTCACTCGGTGTGCTGCGGACCGCGTTCGCCACGCTGGGCGCATTCGTGGTCGGCTGGGAAATCGGCACCTGGCTGTCGGAGCAGTTCGTCGTCGTCCGTCGCGCCGGCATCGCGATGGTGGAACTGCTGCTCAAAGGCGTGGAGCAACTGCAGTACCGCTGGGAGGTGTTCGCTGCGCTGTTCACGGCCGATCGTATCAGTGAGGCGACTCGGCGTCACCAAGCCCGTCTCGCCGAGATGAACCGCATCGTCGGCGAGATGGTCGCCGACGCGACCAAGGGCACGGTAGCCGCCCAGACCGCGATGACCACGGCGGCCAACACGGCCGAGGAGATCACGCAGCGTCTCGCCGCAGTCCGCCAGGGCACGCAGGAAGCGGTCGGGCGTGGGGCCGAAGCGGTGCACGCGGCCCTGGACCAGCTCAAGACACGGCTCAGCTCCGTCGAGCAGTCCGCCACCCAGGCCAGCCAGACCGCGAATGAGGCGGCGGCCAAGATGGCCGAGGGCTATCGCGCGCTGACCACCGTCGTCGAGAGCACGCTGCAACAGCAGGTCGCTGCGGTCCAAGCCCGCTACCAACAGGAACAGGCGGCGCTGGAGACGACCCAGCAGTCGGAAGCCGCGAAGCTCGCCCAAGCCACGCGGCTGCTGACCGACGCCCTGGCCGAGCAGACCCGGCTACGCCAGCAGGCGACCACCGACACGCTGGCCCTCTTAGACCAAGAGTCGCTGGCACGGCTTGAGGCCGCCCGTCGTCACGGCGTGACCGAAGCCGAACGCCAAGCGAACGTGCAGCGGGTCGAGAACGAGATTCTGGCAACCCGGCGGCAGACGCTGCTGATCGCCGCGGCCGAGTACCGGCAGCACATCGACGCGCTGAACGCCGAGGCCAACCGGCATCTCTCGGAGATTCAGCGGATCGAGGAGCAGAAGCGGCTGCTGTCGCTCAGCACCGAGGAGCGCATCCGCGAGATCCTCCGCCAGGGCATGAGCGAGGTCCAGGCTCTCGAGGATCGCAAAGCGCAGATCGCCGAGTATCAAGCGGCTGCACGCGCCCAACTCGCGGCCGGTGAGTTCGAGCACTCGCGCCAGTTCGCGCAGAAGGCGCTGGATCTCGCCGCCCAGGTCGCCAGCAGTCAGGCCAGCGAAGCGCGGCGCAGCACCGAGGCCCGGCGTCAGTCGGAACAGGCGGCGACGCAAGCGACCGCCCTTGAGGTCCAAGCGCGTGAGGCCTACCGCCGGAGGGAGTACGCGACGGCGATGCAGCTGCACCGGCAGGCCGAAGCGCTGCGGACCGAGAGCGCCCAGAAGGCGCGCGAGGCGGATCAGTCTGCCGTAGTCGGCAAGCAGCAGGTCAACCAGGCCATCGGCCAGATCCGCACGTCCGAAGAATTGCTGCGCCAAGCGCTGGAAGGCGAAGCGCGCGCGCATCAGACTGCGGCGCAGACCGCCATCTCGGCGCGCGAGAGCATCCGCCAGACGCTCAATCAGACCGCGGCCGAGATCGAACAGGTCACCACGCGGCTGCGGCAAGGTGTCACCGTCACGATCGATGCCGACACCGCCCGGTTCGATCAGGCGATCTTTGCGCTCGATCGAACGCTGAGCAAGAAGGCCTACCTGCTGGCGATCCAGGCCGAGCTGACCCAGGCCGAACGCCAATTGCAGGACTACGCCGCGCGCCTGAAGGCCGGCGAGACGCTGCCGGTCGACGCCGATGTGACCCAGGCCCAGGCGGCGCTGACGCGGCTCAAGGCCTATGCCGAGGAACACGCCGAGTTCGAACTCAGTGTGGTCACCGCCAAGGCCGAGACGGCGCTCAGCAATGTCGCGCGGCAGATCCAGGCGCTGAGCCAACTGGAGACCGAGTCGCGGCACCTGGTAACGACCAACGTGGATGCGGCCCGGGCCGAGATCCAGAGCCTGAACGGGGAGAACACGGCGAGCACGCACACCATTTATGTCCGGCGTGTCGAGGCCAATGCCAGCGGCGGGTTGGTGGGCTCGGGTGTGCGTCACTTCGCTCGCGGCGGTTCGGTTGCGCCCATCTTCCCGCGCATGACGGGTGGCTCGGTGCCGGGTTCCGGCAATCAGGATACGGCCCCCCGCACCCTCGAAGCGGGTTCCTTCGTGCTGCGAAAGGCCGCCGTCCGCAAGTATGGCAACCCGGTGTTGAGCCGCCTCGCCAACGGCGTCGCCCGCTTCGCGGCCGGCGGCACCGTCAAAGCCAAGCCGACGAAGGACACGCCCGCACGCTCGTCACCGCCGAAGCAGAACCGCGAAGCGGCCGAAGCGCTGCAGATGATCGATCTCGGCCTGAAGGGCATCGAGGGTTTCACCGGGCGCTTCCAGTGGGCGTACGGCCCTTCCGCCGGTCTCAACTTCCGCGTCGACACGCTGGCCAACTACAACCGTCAGGCACAACAGGATCGGGATCTCATCGCAGGGTTTATCCACCGCCCGCGGCTGACCTCCTACGAGCAGGAGACGCTGGAGCGGATCAAGGAGACCTGGCGCCTGGCAATGCGTGCCGCCTTGAATTGGGGCGACGATCTTGAACGCGGGGTGATCGATTACCTGGACGAACACCAGGCCGAGTTCTATGCCCGCGGCGGTATCGCCGGATCCGATACCGTGCCGGCACTGCTGACGCCGGGCGAGTTCGTCGTCAATAAGTCCGCCGTGCGCCGGCTCGGTGTCGGGTTCCTGGAAGCGTTGAACAATCTGAGCGTGCCGGCCCGCGCTTTGGCGACGAACGTGCAGGGCTTCGCCGACGGCGGTTGGGTGCAACCCGCCCAGGGTGCCACGGTGCCGCGATCCGCACTCAGCGATCTTCCCGCTACCGCACCCACCCGAACGATCCGGGTCGAACTCGCCGCCGGCAACCGCACGGTGACCGCCACCGTCGACGCGCGCGACGAAGCCCGTCTGCTCGACCTGCTGAAAGCCGCCCAGGCCCGGGCGACCTGATCCGATGAACCTGACCAACTTCGCCACCGGTAGCGTCCTGACACTGCCGGACGATCTGCTGTGGGCGGACGAACATGCCTGGACACCGGTTGTCGCGTCGACGGCCTACCTGCTGACCGGTGCGCTGTTGGTGCAGTCCGCGCTGCGGCAGGCCGGGCGGCCGATCACGCTGGTGGGACCGGTTGACATGGCCTGGGTCACGCGCGGTGATGTGGACACGCTGTACGCACGGGCGGCTTCGCCCTTGGGCGAAACGGCCGGCCGCTTTGCACTCACTTTCGCTGACGACCGGACCTTCACCGTCGCCTTCCGCCACAGTGATTCCGCCATCGAGGCCGAGCCCGTCCTGGGCTTCCCGGCCCGCTCGGCTGACGACTACTACCGCCTCACGCTGCGCTTCCTGGAACTCTGATGCCCATTCTCACCGGCGACGTGAAGCTCGTCGCCCCCCAAGTGCTGTCCGACGTCGACGAGGGCGGTGGCGCGCCGACCGCGGTCGTGATCGAGGACGGTACCAGCAACGCCCTGTTCGAGGACATCTCGGAACTCGATCGCGCCGGCGGCCGGGTCAATCTGCGGAAAGTCTTCGCCAGCATCCAGACCGACACCACCGACACCTACCTCGGCGCCAACGTCATCGTCGCCGAGCCGCCGAGCGATCCGCGGGTGGCGATCACCATCTTCTCCACCGACGCGGTGTTCGACCGGCGGACGGAGGCGCGCGACCGCATCGAAGCGTATCTACACCGCGGCTCTTTGTGGGACGGCTATCTGCTGGAGAACCACATCGCCGGCCAGCGTTCGCTGCAGCTGTTTCAGCGCCTGGGCGCGGAACTGCCGGCGATCGGCAAGACGCTGTACCTGGTCGCGAATGCCGGGCTGGCCAACGAGCAGGCGCAGTACGTGCGGGTCACTCGAGTCACTTCAGCCGTCCGGACCTTCTCAGCGCAGATGGGCAATGGCGTCATCGACTACACCGCCGCGGTCGTGACCTGCGAACTGTCGGACGCCTTGCGCTACGACTTTCCCGGCTCACCGCCGAGCCGGCTCTTCACGGCCGAGACCGGCAAGACCCAACTGCGCGAGACGGTGGTGACCGATGCCGCCCGTTACTGCGGGGTAGCCAAGACCACGACCGAATCCCACCTCGGTGACATCGCCGTGGACGTCGCCAGCGTGTTTTCGGCACTCGTCCCCTCCGCACAGACCGAGACGCCGCTGGTCGACCTCACTGCCGGTGGCACCGCGCAGAGCCTGATCGCAGCCGGTACCGGCAATGTCTCCTACAGTACGTCCGCGACGTTCAACCCGGCCACGGTGCTGTTCGTCGGCAACGCCATCCTCCCGGGCTCGCTCGCCATCACGGTCAGTGGCACCACTCTGGTCGATCAGGGCGGGGATCTGCTCGACGGGGCCATCGTCGTCGGGACCGTGAACTACGCGCGGGGCGAGGTCACACTGGCCAGCGGTGCCCCGACCTATGCCGGCAGTAAAACCATCAGCTTCCGCCCCGCGGCGGCGCCGCTCCGGGTGGCGGATACCGCCGGCATTCGGGTCAAGCTCGAGAACCGTGCTTACAACTACGTCCTGACCATCCTGCCCACGCCGGCCCCCGGTACGGTGCAGGTCAGTTACCGTTCCCAAGGGCAGTGGTATGACCTGCGGGACAACGGCGCCGGCGTGCTGAAAGGCAGCCGCCCGGAGTTCGGGGCCGGCACAGTCAGCTTCGTCACCGGCACCGTCGCCGTGACCTTGGGCGCCTTGCCGGACGTCGGCAGTGAGATCGTCTACGCCTGGGGTAGCCACGCAAATTACCTGAATCGCGCCGGAACCAGCATTACGCCGCCGGTCGTGGCGATGCAGCTGACCCACAGCGGCGTCAGGCCGGGTTCGGTCACCATCCAATGGAACGATGGGGCAGCCCGCACCGCGACCGACAACGGCCAGGGCGCGATCACCGGCCAGGCGACCGGCGCCATCAATTACCACACCGGGCTGCTGGTGCTGATCCCGAACACACTGCCGGCCGGCGGTCAGACCTACGGCGTCAGCTACACCTACGGCCCACCGGTCGAAGAGCCGTTTCACGCCCCGCTGCGGGATGGCGAGGGCGTAGTCACGCTGCAACTCGACGCTGAGGACCTGGTGCCGGGGAGTATCGAGGTCGAGTGGAATCTGCAGCTCGACCTGGCCGAGTACCTGTCGACCACTCCGGCCGAACTGCAACTCATCCGCCCGGTCGACCCCAATAAAAGCGTCCGCGACGATGCGCATGGGGCGCTGAAAGACGCATCCGGGGTGTCGTTCGGTTCCGTGAACTACGCTACGGGCATCATCCGGTTGTGGCCCGATACGATCGTGAAAGTCCCGGTCGCGCGCTACGACGTTACGCCGATCGGCCAGACTGAGGGCGAGAATGGTCCGGAGCCCGTCTACCGCAACGTGTTCGCGCACTGGCAGTACCTCGAGGCCGGGGCCTCGCTGCCGCTGGACGACACGGCGCTGGTCACGGTGCGTTATCGCAGCGAGGGGACCTCGAACGCCGCGACCGAGACGGTCACCGCCGGGAATCTGCAACTCGACCTGACGCCTGGCTTCGCGGAACCGATCGTGCCGGGCAGCGTGAACTTCACTCTCGGCGGCAAGCGTTACTTCGATCGGTTGGGGAGCCTGTATTACGACCTGAACCCGGTCACTGGCGCAGCGACCCTGGCCGGCGCGATCAACTACTCGACCGGGCTGGCCACGCTCTCGGGTTGGGTGCCGCAGGCCAGCAGTACGGTCAGCCTGCAGGCCTTGCTCACGAGTCTCGACGGCAATCCGGTCGACGAGGTCACTTTCCGGGTACCTGCGGCGCCGGTGCGACCCGGCAGCCTGCAACTGCTGGCAACGCGCCTGACTGGGGGCAGTATCAACGTCAGCGCCGACACCGGCGGGGTGATTGCGGGGAGCGATGTCACCGGCACCATCGACTACGCCACCGGCGTCGTACGCGTGCGCTTCGGGCGCTGGGTCACCGCGGCCGGGAACGAAGGCGAAATCTGGTACGACCCGGATGCGGTGATCGACGGCCGGATCTTCCGCCCGGTCCCGGTATTCGCCGACACGCTGCGTTACAACGCGGTGGCTTATTCGTACCTGCCGCTGGATGCGGATCTGATCGGCCTCGATCCGGTGCGCTTGCCACAGGATGGCCGGGTACCGATCTTCCGGCCCGGTGACTTCGCGGTGGTCGGTCACGCCGGGACGATCGGACCTCTGACGGCCTCGAACGGCCAGACGATCAACTGCGGCCGGGTGCGGTTGTCGCGGGTGCGGGTGATCGGCGCGGACGACAAGGTCATCCCCAGCGGCTACTCGGTGGATCTGGAAGCCGGCACTGTCACGTTCACCGACGTCAGCGGCTACGCCCAGCCGGTGACCATTGAACACCGGATCGAGGACATGGCGCAGCTCTCGGACGTGCAGATCTCGGGACGGCTGACGTTCACCCGGGCGCTGACGCATGCGTATCCGGTCGGGTCGATGGTCTCGTCGGCCCTGGTTGCCGGCGATCTCCGCGCCTACGTCTCGACGCTGTTCGATCAGGCGACCTGGAACGGCACGTTCACCGATGTTCCGGTCGGCAGTGCCGCGACCGCGACCTACAACGACGTGCTGGCGCCGATTGTTGTCACGAATGCCGGCGCGATCACGGAACGCTGGGCCATTCAGTTCACCAACACCACCGCCTTCAACGTCATCGGCGAGCACGTCGGCGTCATTGCCACCGGCACCACCGGGGCCGACACCGCGCCGTTGAACCCTGCCACGGGTCAACCGTACTTCATGCTGCCCGCGCTCGGTTGGGGCGCGGGCTGGGCGGTGGGCAACGTGCTGCGCTTCAACACCACCGGTGCGCTGTTCCCGATCTGGGTCGTCCGTACTATCCAGCAGGGTCCGGAGACGGTGGTCGAGGATGCCTTCACCTTGCTGATCCGCGGTGACGTGGATCGGCCCTAGCCCACGAGCTCAACGCTATGACGAACAAGGTCAAATGGTTCCACCAAGGCATGACCGGGGCCCCGGTGCTGACCAACACTTGGGGCAGCATGACGGCGCTGCTGGACGCCTGCCTCATCAACGGCTTCAACCTGCAGACCGCGACCAGTATCACGCGGGACGGCAATACCGCGATCGCGACGCTGAGTTCGGGTCACGGGTTTATGGTCGACCAAGTGATCTTGGTCGCCGGCTGCACTCAGCCCGAATACAACGGCGAGTTCACGGTGACGGCCGTTACTGCCAACACCGTCAAATTCACCGTCAGCGGGGAGCCCGCGTCACCGGCGACGACGGCTAGCACGATCACCGTGAAAGTCGCCCCGCTGGGGTTCGAGATCGTCTTCAACAACAGCAATAAGCGCGTCTACCGCAGCCCCAATCCGCTGTCGAACCGGCATTACCTCCGCGTCGACGACAGCCTGCCGACCGGCTATACCACGACGTGGGCCAAGTTCGCACGCGTGACGCTCGCCGAAGGGATGGCGGATATCGACACCTGCGTCGGTGCCCGGGCCCCGTACGATCCGGCCAATCCGGCCAAGAACGAGGTGCCGAGTGGCAGCGGTACGTCAATGTATTCGGGCTGGTTCAAATGGTTCTACGCGCGGCAAGCCGCAGCCGAGACCGGGGGCGACGGCGGGACAGTGGCCCGGAGTTGGGTGCTGCTCGGCGATGACCGCGGGTTTTTCCTGGCGAACGCGTCCGGCTGGTCAGGCGACGCCCGCTTGCTGTATGCCTTCACCGACTTCGACAGCTACAAGGCGGGCGATAACTACGCATCGTATCTGCTCGCCGCCGAGCGCTATCAAACCGCCAGCTCTAGCGGCCTCACCTACCCGTACCAGGAGGCCTACTCCGCGCAATCCAACGAAACGACCGGCAAGGTCTGCCTGCGTAATCACACCCAAATCGGCGATCAATGCCGGCTGGGGATGCTGTCGCTGAACGATGGCAATGGTCAGAACATCTCGGGTCGTTCGGGGAACATCCCGTTTCCGAACGGTCCCGACTACAGCCTGATCCTGCATCCGATCTCTCTGCGCGAGACCAGCGGCGGCCATCTGCGCGGGGTGTTGCCGGGGCTGTACTGGCTCCACCAGAATCAGCCGTATGACCACCTGAGCCTGATCGACAATGTCCTCGGCTACCCGGGCCGGAAGTTCCTGATCGTCACGCTCAGTTCATACTCCAGCGAAGTCAACACCTGTGGCTTCGCCTTTGATCTCACCGGCCCCTGGCGGCCGTGAGCCATGGCCTATCCGTTCGATGAGACGTTTGCCACGGGCATTCCGTCCGGGTTCGGCGCCAATGGCGGTGCCGGCGGGATCACCGCCACCTGGAACACCAGTGCGCAGGCAGTCGAGCTGGTGTTCACCGCCGCGCAGAATTTCTGGAAGCTGACCGCTGCCCCGCAGGCGAGCGACTTCTGGTGTGAGCTGGACGTCGAGATCCTGGTCGCGACGGCGACCCCGTACTTCGGATTCTGGTTGTGGGATGGCGTTGGGACCTACGCGGGCCACCGGCTCGCGGTCGACACGGGGATCTGGACCCATTCGCTGTGGAGTGCCAGCGGCGTCAAGTCCGAGGAGGTCGATTGCGTCAATGCCGTGTGGGCCACCGTCGGCGGCCGGCGCACGCTGCGGCTGGACGTGAAGCGGAGCGCGGTCGGCGTCTGGCACCAGCGGCTCGCGGTGAACGGCGGCGTGGTCTGGGACGAGCATAAGCGCGGAGCCGCGGCCTTCCTGCCGGGCGTCTTCGGGTCGGGCACGACGCTGCGCCTGCATCGCGCCGCGGGCGGGACGCCGACCAGCCTGCCGGAAGCACCGGCGATTGGCGCTCATGGATTCAAACCGCAGCGGCTGCACCGCATCCTGGTGCCGGAGCATGCCGCAGCGCTGAAGTTTACGCATCGGGGACTGCCGCAGCAGGCGATCCTCCGCAATCATTACTACGCCGGGACCCATCGCATCGTAGGGACGGTGAAGGAGAAAGGCGTGCCGCAGGATGTGCCGGTGTCGCGCCGGGTGCTGTTGTTCGATGAGCGGGCCAACGTCGTGGTGCGCGAGACCTGGAGCGACGCAGTGACGGGCGCGTACACGTTCGACTCCCTGAATCCGGACATCCGCTATCTGGTCATCGCCTACGATCATCGGCACGACTACCGCGCCGTCATCGCCGACAATCTGACTGCCGAGCCGATGCCGTGATTACGATCTCGCCGGCCTTGAACGAGTACCGGCTGCAGGGCGTGGTGGCGTTCCTGGCGTTGGGGTCCGAGGGTGCGCGCGCGGAAGTCTACGACGGGGTGCGGCCGGCGTTCGGAGCGGCGCCGGCGGACACGTTGTTGGTGACGATCGTGCTGGGCGAGCCCATTGGGACTGTCGCTGATGGTGTGCTGACGCTCACTCCCACCGACGAAGTGATGATTACGGCCACCGGCCAGGCGACCTGGGCCCGGATCGTCAATGGCGAGAGCGCCATCGCCTGGGACTGTGATGTGTCGGATCTCAATGGGCAAGGCGAGCTGCGTCTGCCGTCCACGACCCTTTACGCCGGAGGCTTCACCCGGATCGTCGCCGGCGTCATTGCGTAGGGCTCCCGCATGACCGCTGTCGAGCTGCGGTTCGCCGAGGCGCCGGGCGTCACCGACCTGGTATTCGGGAGCGATCAGGGCGGGGAAGTCATTCCGCTCAATGCCACGTTGGTGGTTACGCTGCCGGGGCTGACCTTCTCGGCGCTGGCCTTGCCCGATGCCGGAATGGAGTGGGTGATCACTCTGCCGGGTCTGACGCTGGCCGCCGAGAGTCGCTACGACTCCCGCGCCTCGCGGCCCACGGTGGGAAGGGCCCAGAGTGTCTGGCGCCGAGGCGCGGATCATACCCTGGGCGTCGTCGATCGGCGCGAGCGGACCCGCTCGGACCGCACACCAGGGCAAGTGTGCTGGCAGTGCGCTGCACGTTTTTCGTCGGGTGTCGAGGACCGCTTGCCAGGCCGTCTGGTGCGGTCGCGCCGTGCCGTGAGCAGTGGCTTTGAGTCCGCGTTGCGCGTTGCCTCAGGCCCAAGACAGCACCATTACGGCGACGCCCTGCGGCAACGCACCGGCAGTGTGTTCGCCTTCGACAATGCCGAACGTCGTGCAGGCCCGCGTCAAAGCGTGCCACATCAGGACGGTCTGCGCGACCGGCGGAGGGTAGTGGCTGCGCGTTACGCCGAAGCGCTGCGTGGATTCGGAACGCTCCTGACCGAACACATCCGCACCGGCCAGTTCCTGACCCGCAGTTGGGTCGTCGTGTATCAAAACGCGATGGTGCCGCCGCCCGGGCGGTCCGCAATCGGGCCGGTCATTCCACCCGAACCGGAGCCCTGCTACCGGCCTTCAACCCAGCTGCGATTCAGCCTGCTGGCCACGCCGCACGGCGATCTGCTGTTCATTTGCGAGCGCAGTGGTGTTTCCGACCACCCGCGCATCGTGCCCATCCGGAGGGTGTACTGCGTGCTGCATGATGTGACCTTGCGCCGGTTGCCGGACGGCGTGGAAGTGCCGGCGTTCAGCCTGGCGTTGTCGCTCGAGGCCGAGTCCTGGACCTGGGGGTTCGAGGCGCTGTTGCCGGCCACGGCGTTGCCATTGGTTGAGCCGGATAGTTCCGGTCCGGTGGAACTGCTGGCCGAAATCGACGGCACGGCATTCCGGGTACTGGCGGAATCGCTCAGCCGCGAGCGGTCGTTCGGCGAGGCCAGCATCCGCGTGACCGGCCGCGGGCGCAATGCCGTTCTGGCCGCGCCCTATGCGCCGGTGATGACGTTCACCCACGCGGAGGCTCGCACCGCACGGCAGTTGCTCGACGATGTGCTGACGCACGATGGCACCGCCACCGGCATCCCGCTGGGCTGGTCGATCGAGTTCGGCCTGACCGACTGGCTGGTGCCGGCCGGGGTTTTCAGTCATCAGGGTACGCGGATGGAGGCGCTGCGGGTGATCGCCGAAGCGGCCGGTGGCATGGTGCAGCCGCATCGGTCCGAGATGACCCTGGGAATCCGGCATCGCTATCCCGTCGCGCCGTGGGATTGGGGCTCGCTCATCCCAGACATTGTCTTACCGGCCGACGTCGTGGTCCGCGAGTCGCTGCGCTGGGAGGAGAAGCCGGCCTACAACCGGGTGTTCGTCTCCGGTCAGTCGGTCGGCGTGCTCGGGCAGGTCACGCGCTCGGGCACGGCGGGAGAAATCCTGGCGCCGATGGTGGTTGATCCGCTGATCACCGAGGCGGCCGCCGCGCGGCAACGCGGCCTCGCGATCCTGGCCGACACCGGTCGGCAGATCGAAGTGACGCTGCGGTTACCGGTGCTCTCGGAGACCGGCATCATCGAACCCGGGGCGTTCGTCGCGTATCAGGACGGCAGTACCACCCGGCTCGGGTTGGTCCGTTCCACCACCGTTCAGGCGTCACTGCCGGAGGTCTGGCAGACGCTAGGGGTCGAGACCCATGGGTAACCTCTATCAGCAGTTCCGGGCGCTGTTGCCGGAGGCGCCGTTGCAGGCAGGGACCGTCGTAGCAGTGGAAACGGGAATGGTCACAGTCAAGTTACCGGGTGGCGGTCGGCTCCAGGCCCGCGGCAGCGCGGAGATCGGCCAGACCGTGTTCGTGCGCGATGGCGTCGTCGAGTCCGTGGCGCCGAGTCTGCCGGTGGTGCTGATCGATATCTGAGGCACCGCCAAGTCATTCAACCCCGAACCAGCCACGCGCGGGTTTTTCTTTATCCGGAGCAACGTCATGCACGATCCCAACACGACGCCGCAAGGCTCCGTCGACTACTTCTCGCTGATCCTGGCGCTGCTGTTCGGCCTCTGGGGCGGTGTGGCCCGCTACCTCAACGAGGTCCTGCAGGAGAAGCGGCAGTTCCATTTCTTCGAGCTGTGGGTCTCGGCCATGGTCTCCGGGTTCTGCGGCGTGCTGATCGGGCTCCTGGCACTGCACTTCGCGATGGAAGCCTATCTGGTGATGTTCGGCGCCGGGATGGCCGGCGGCATCGGCTGGCAGACGGTCGGGTGGCTATTCTCGTTGGCGAAACGGCGGGCGGCGCGGTTGGCGGGGTGATTGGTTTCAGGAAGACGGGCATTGATCGCGTACTTCCCAGCGTCGGAGCGCGGATTGGTCAGCAGCACCCCCAGCCGAGGCGCAATCAGTAATAGCGAAAGCGATTCTTCTGCACGAGTGTGGAGATTGCGTTGCAGCCGGAGAAGATGGACGGTAGTTTTTAATCGTGGTTTAGTTCAGTGTCCTGCGAAAGACATCAAACTGGATCTGTTCCAGCAATGGTTCGGCACCTTGCATTTCCTCGGCGATGGCACGCATACGCAAGAACTCCCCGCGGCTCCATTCTCTAGCAGCAACCACTCCGGCAACTTTTAAGCCTCGGAGCGTCATGTTTGACTGAAGCCACCGGAGTAACACGTCAATCAGTTCGTCGCGCGTCGCACCCTTTCGCATTTGACTCTCCATCCAGAAGTAGGCTCTCTCTTTCCGTTCATTCAAAGCCCTATCAAGATCTGATATGTCTCCTAGCTCGCCCACTACCATGCGCTTGATTAGATCGCTTTCTCTCGAACGCAAAACAGGAAGCAGGTAGCGCCGACCGTACTCATGCCAACCTCGTCGCACTGTGTCGGACCACAGTTCCACTAACTCCAGGTCATCAAAAAGTTGGAAATAGGGTCGCAGTACGTTTAGCTGCTCGGATCGTTCAACCTTGCCTAGTTCGCCTGAGCGTAAACCTGCGACGTCTGAGAAACCCTTGAGTAAATCAGTCGGATCCGGCGAGTCTGCAATCGCGATCTCTGCGAGATTAAGCATTTGAGCCGTCCCCACGCATACGGCCATCTGAAAAAACTGCCGTCGATGACGTACCCTCGGCCACACGGACAGCAGTAACCTCTCCCCCACATCCGGCTCTAGCTTACGCATAAGTTCTGGCACTATCCAAGTCCCCAGGTTACTCCTGTCCGGGTCCTGGCAGTCGGCAATTTCCGCTATCGTCACGGCAAGTGCTTCTGTAAGCTCGTCACTCCACAAGTAGCGCCCCGCCTGCCACCAGTATTGTGGGTTCTCCTTTATCTTGAGTAACAGTGTGGGGATAACCGTGAAGTCCTGTCGTTTGGCGCGAGCCCAGATAGCCCTCTCGTATCGAACGTCGTCCGGTCCAATGTTGCGCGCGATCGTAACATCTTCGTTGTCGATGCCCAATTCCCAGATGTCAAACGCCTTCTTGCGAACGAAGTCCTTATGTGTCTTATCCTCTGAGATCTCAAACAGCCGACGCTTGCTTGCGCGCGACATATAGCGTGTCCCTTTCCCTGGTGCCTGCTTCCAGTCGCGTGTCAGGAAATATTCAACGAACGCCCAATTCTTATATTGAGTTTCAAACGATCCGCAATATTCTACTAAATATTGCATGTAAACCGGGTCATCAACACCTCTGAGCATGTAGATGATCGGCCATCTGAGCGTCTCAGATTGCTTGGCTCGTTCCACAAAAAAAGGCAACGCCTGGCATGGTATGTGGTCACGAAACATCCAAGCGATACCGTCGGCAGCCAAATTAGCGCGTGTCCTAGCGCTAACTTGATCGTTCGTCTCGGGCAGCGCCTCCCACGCATCGCAGATGGGTTCCAACAATGACTGTGGTTCTCTGTCGGCGACTCGTGCCCCAGCCCATAAGTGCGCTTGGAGGTCCCTCTCCTCACTCGGAACGTGCTCCCAAGCAACGCGAACCGCGCTCGCCAGCGACGGATCCGCGATGTAGCCAGTTAGTAACAGCGCGCCACGCAAGGCAGGTTTAGGCAATTTCGTGTTCAGCAGAACGTCGGTGAGCCCCTTGATCAAGAGGAGGCCATATTTATGCGTGACGTATTCGATTAACTCCTGGCGGCCACGCGACGAAGTGTCAATTGGAAACATCGCTAGCCAGTTAATTGCTGCAATTATATCGCCGTTGCGAAAGCGCGCTTTAAAGTAGGGTTCACCCCAATCTTCTTTCGGAAAGCAATCGGTAATGGCCAGTACAATCGGTGCATCGACTTCAGCGAGCACCATCAGACCATAATAACGCTGAGAGCGGTAACAGGACCCTCTGTGCCCCTCCAAGTTGACCCATTTCTCAATTACGCGGGAAACCGTTTCTAAGTAGGGGCTCCGATCGGCGGCTGCGTGTCGCAATGCGTAAAAGCCAGCCAGAGGATTTACACTCATGAGCTCTCGCAGGTGCGCCTCGTGAAAACTGACCAATGACGCCGCAGTACCAACAATCTCTGCGAAATATGGGTCTGAAAGATAGGCCTTCGTCGGCTCGGCCGAAAGTACGGGCGCTATAGACTGCGCAAGTATGTGGTATAAAACCCGGTCGTGTCTCGTCAGAACTAGTTCCCCTAAAGTCCCCTTCCCAACTCGAAATAGCCTGCCGTGTTTCACAAGTTCTCGGAGAATGGCAAGCCAAGGTCCCTCACCTAACCATCCCGCCACCTCTCGCCATAACGGCTGCAGGTTTCGACACTCGAGCATGCGCTGGCCGAACGCTTGCAGCGCGCGCTCTATGTCGGTTCTCGTCCAGGCACAGGAAGCTGCCACTCTGTCCAGCTCACCGTGGATGTAAACGCCGATCACATCATTCGGCTGCTCCGACGATCTGAAGTCGTGCAGCCCGATTAGGAGAGGGTCGTAGCCAAGTTCCCGTGCAACCTCATCCGCGGCAAGATCGGTCAGAGATACCCCTTGTTCGCGGCTAAATTGCTTAACTGCGGCGCGAGCTTGAACCGCTGTAAAGGGCCCGAGCTCCATAACCATTGAGGCCCGCTGCACATCCTTGAGCCTCTCCAAGACTGCAAGGTGCCGTGGCCAGACTGGGCAGAGCAACTGCCACTGGGATTGCGTACTTGGATTCAGGGCCCAATTGACTAGCCGGTTGATCACCATCTCCGTGTCGGGAGCCCGGTTTACGTCTTCGACCAATACCTTGAGGGGCCGCGCTTCGGTGCAAAGTGCGAGGGCTCGAGCGCCGGCATTTGCTTCCAAGGTGGGGACGTGGCGTCTCAGCTCAAGATCGATTGCCTGGTCGATTGAAGCTGCCTTCAAAACCGTCTGGGCATCGAGTACCAGACAGGGTTGTCCGTCCTCAACCGCGAGAATCATCTCCTGAACGCAAGCTGTCGTCTTGCCCATCCCAGAAACCCCGGTTACGAGCCGGTGACCTGGCAAGTATGGCAATTCTCGCTGGATGCCCAGCCGGTTTTCTGATACTTCTGGGATCTGGTTCAGGGAGAGACGCCCTATGCGCAAAAGTTCCGGAATAGAAATCCGTGTGACTGGAGTGCCAAGATATTCATAGCGGATCGCTTGCCCCTCGGGGTTCATGTCCAAAAAGGTAGCGATCCGAGAGACCGACCATACATCGATGACAATGTTATTTCTAACTGCCAACGTTTCAGCCCCGAATCGCACCTCAGCTGGTTCCTCACGGTTTGTCGTGAGAATCAGAGTGGCTTTGAGGCCTGGACATTTCTCCCGCAGCTTATCGAACTCATGGATTGCCTTAACAACATCTCCAGCGGTCCGCATTGGCCGGTTGTCCCGCTTTCTCGGGGTGACGGTTGAGGGATCATGCAGCCATTTACTTTTCAAGTCTTCTCGGGCACAAGTCGTGTGGGCAGCGCCAACGACCATGGGGCCATCGGGCAAGTTGACCCAGCCGACATTGTCCAAAGTGGCGCGAACCGTCTTGCCGTCGGCGTTAACGCCTTGGTGCGAGAGATTGCCGTACCGCACCGGGTTTGAGACGCGTAACACCGCAGTGGCGATGCGTTCGAAAAGACCAGCGTCTGTGATGGCTGCGAGCCTTGCTACCGTGTCACTTGGCATCTCTAGAAGAAACCTGCGTGTGTTCGCAAGACTGCCAGCCAGATCTCACCGAAAGCATTGTTCACAACGCAAGCGGAAATGCTTTCCTAGGGGCCATTGGATGGCTAGGGGCAGTAGGCGCGACTCTCGAGACGCCCTCGCGTCCTCTTGTGCGCCAGACCGCACGCGAGTTCATTAGCCACTGGGAAGTGGCAGATTCATCTTTTCTGTAGCCAGGATTCCGGCGTGTTGTAGCACTGTCTGAAGAACTCACCCCGACGCCCCGCCCTGCAGTGGTCCCATCGGTGATCCCGTCCCCGGATGATACGTCGTGTCGAACACCATATCGGTTAACCAGCGTTTGAAGTTGGGGTTGTCGCTGTACTGTTTGAACAGTTCGGTGTGATCGGCCAGCAGTTCCAACACTACGCGGTTGAGGGCTTTGTCATGCTCCAACTTGGCGTTTTGCTTGTCGGAATTCGCCTGCGCATTCTGATAGGCCTTGTCCTGGGCCACGCGCGCCGGGATTTCTTCGGTGATGACTTTCCGGATCTTGTCTTCGTCTTTCCACTCAATGTCGCCGAACAGGTCGTTGAAAGTCTTGACGATATTCGACAGCTTGTCGATATCTGGCATCACCTTGCCACCGCCACCGCCCGGAGGCACGGGTTCTACCGTGGCGTCGGCATCGTCCATCGCCATTTTGAGCGCCGCCTCGGCTTCCACGCGGTAGCTATCCATGTCGATGGCTTCCAACACGCCCTTGGAGAGATCCTCTTCCTTCGGCGCGGGTAGCTTGGGAACCAGGAAGTTCAGGAAGATCGATAGCTTCTCCCACGCTGGGTGGCCGTAGCTCAGGATCGCGGCGAGGAAGGCATAGCTGCGCACGAATGCCTTGGCCTTACCTTTGAACTTGACCTGGCCGTCTTCGTCCAGATTCTCCGTGTATTCGACCTTGCACACGTCTAGGATCGGGTCGAGCTTGTCACGGTCAGCGCCACCAAGGTAGAGAGCTACCAAGTCCTCCACCTGCTGCCAGCTGTACACTTGCTGCCCGTCGAGTTCAGCCTTCAAGTCGTGCAACGTGTTGGCATCGGTTTCACCGGTCTGAATCGTGGCGCGGTAGTAGTCCTGGAATGCTGCCTTCACGGCCTCGGCGTTGTCGGCAAAGTCCAGCACGAAGGTGTCGTGCTTTTGCGGATGGGCGCGGTTCAGGCGCGATAGCGTTTGGACCGCCAGCACGCCCGCCAAAGGCTTGTCCACATACATTGTGTGGAGCAATGGCTCATCGAATCCGGTGACGAACTTGTTGGCAACGATCAGGAAGCGATACGGATGTTGCTTGAGTTTGGCCGGAATATCCTTACTCGGGAAACCGTTAAGGTCGGCCTCGGTGTTTTTCTCACCGGCAATCTCGAAGTCGCCTGAATACGCCACGATGGCCCTATGCGGGCTCTTAATCTGGACAAGATAGTCCGACACCTCGCGGAAATAGTCGACGGCCCGTGCGATGCCGTTGCACACGATCATTGCTCTTGCCTTGCCGCCGATCTTCTGCTTGACCGCCACCTGCGCAACGAAGTGATCGACCATGATCTCGGCCTTGCGACGGATAGCCTTGTCGTGTGACTCGACATAGTGTCTGATCTTCTTCAGCGCCTTTACCTTGTCGAATTCGGGATCGTCTTCTACCGTCTTGGCGACCTGGTAGAAACTGTTGACCGTGGTGTAGTTCTCAACGACATCGAGGATGAACTTCTCCTGGATCGCCTGCTTGGTGGTGTAGGTCAACTCTTCCGGCGAGCGGAAGTGCACCTTGTCACCGACGACGATCTTCTCGCCGAACAACTCCAGCGTCTTGTTCTTGGGCGTGGCCGTGAAGGCAAAATAGCTGGCGTTCGATAGCAGTCGCCGCGACTGGATACGCTTCTCGATCTCCGTATTCACTGCGTCCTGCGTGGAATCCTCTTCGAACGTCTCTTCATCGTTGGCATCGCCGCTGGAATCCACCGTCGCGCCTTTGCCGCCCAACGCTGCGTGCATCTTGCCGGTGGTCTTTCCGCCCTGGCTGGAATGCGCCTCGTCGATCAGCAGCGCGAATTTCTTGCCGGAGAGGTCACCCAGTTCGTCGAGGATGAATGGGAACTTCTGCACCGTGGTGACGATGATCTTCTTGCCTCGGCGTAGGTACTCGCGCAGTTCCTGGGCGTTGTCGGAGTGGCCGAAGATGGACGCCACGTGGTCATAGCCCTTGATGGTGCGGGCGATCTGTGTGTCCAGCGCGCGCCGGTCAGTGATAACGATGATCGAGTCAAACTGCGCCGTGAGAGGATCGGCGGCGGTGCGCAACTCCACCAACTGGTGCGCCAGCCACGCAATCGTGTTGCTCTTGCCGCTGCCCGCCGAGTGCTGGATCAGGTAACGTTTGCCCACCCCTTCAGGTTGGACGGTGCGCAAAAGGGCGCGGACCGTGCGCAGCTGATGGAAGCGCGGGAAGATCTGCTTTCGCTTTTTGCGTTTCCTGCCGTGGGCGTCGGTTTCTTCTTCCTCTACCACCTGCGCAAAGCTCTCGATGATGTTGGCCAGCGATTCCTTGGTCAGCACCTGCTTCCACAGATAGTCGGTTTTCAGGCCATGCGGATTGGGCGGATTACCCGCGCCGCTGTTCCAGCCCTGGTTGAACGGTAGGAACCACGACGCCTTTTCCTTCAGCTCGGAGCAGAAAGCCACCTCGGCGTCATCGACCGCGATATGGGCTATACAACGGCCCAACTGGAAGAGCAGATCTTGCGGGCTGCGCGTGGTTTGGTACTGAACGATGGCGTCGGCCAGGGTCTGCTTGGTCAGCGAGTTCTTCAACTCGAAAGTCAGCACGGGCAGGCCGTTGATGAAGACAACTAAGTCCAGCTCGTTGCCGGAATCGTTGCTGTAACGTACCTGCCGGGTGACACTGAAGATATTCTTGCCGAAGGCCTCAGCCGCATTGGCGTTGCCGGGCGTGGGTAGCAGCTTGTAGAGATCGACGTGAACCGGTCCGTGGCTGACACCCTTGCGCAACACATCGACCACGCCGCGCTTGGTGATCTCGCCCTGCAGACGGTGCAAGAACTGGGTGCGCTTGATGCCCTCGACGGCCAGTTCCAGCGTTTCCACTACATCTGGCTGAGTGGCCTGCAGGAAGGCGAGTAACTGCACGACGTCCAGTCCAACGTCGCGGTTGTAGTCCGTAGCCTTGCCCTGCGCGTAGCCGTTGTGGTTGGCGGCAAAGTCCGTGGAGGCCAACTCATGGCTGTACTCAGGCTGCGGCACGCCAGTCAGGCCGCGCACGATGCGCGCCTCGAACCAGCGCTCACTGGTATCAGTCTTCGCCATCGCCAGCCTCCTCTTCGGTCACGCTGTCGTCCTCATCCCCCAACGCGGCTAGTTCCTCGTCGCTCACCACATCGTCCGGGCCGGGCTGCCATCCGCGCACATCCACCTGACCGGTGACGGCGTCGGCGATCAATCGGTCACGGTACTCACGAATGAGGTCAATTTCGTCCTTGGCGCGAGCGATGGTTTCGTCTAAGTCTTTAGTCTCGCGTGCGATGAACGACAGGATTTCTTCCTGTTCATCAGTGGGGGGTAACAATGCCGAAACGTTGTAGAAATCGTCCGTATACAAGCGCCAGAAACCCTCAACGATACCTTTTGTTCTACGCCGAAACTCAGCGACGTAGGTTGGCGTCTTGAAGAGCAGTTCGCAGTACTGGACTGACGT